TTTTACAACAGGTGAATTATGGATGCTTTCAAGTATCAAAAAATCAAAAGTTAAAAAGGAAGGTGAAAACAGTGAAAATTAACTGGAAACAAAAATTGACAAGTAGAAAATTTTGGGCAGCAGTTACAGGCTTTGTTACTGCAATAATGGTTGCTTTTGGGGCTAATGACTTGACCATTGAACAAGTAGTTGCCCTTATCACAGCAGCTTCAACATTGATTGCCTACATCATAGGTGAAGGAATGGTTGATGCTGCAAAGGTTGGTTCACAATTAAATGAAAAGGAAGGTGAATAATCATGGGATACACAAACAGTCCATTGGTATCATATACCAAGATATCACCGAATAAAACCAGTCCAAGAAATCACAAAATTGACACCATAACCATTCACTGTGTTGTGGGTCAATGTTCGGTTGAAACCCTTGGTGAAATCTTTGCAAAGGAAAGCAGACAGGCATCTTCCAATTATGGCATAGGTTTTGATGGCAGAATTGGGATGTATGTTGAAGAAAAAGACCGTTCCTGGTGTTCATCCAATGCAGCAAATGACCACAGAGCAATTACCATTGAAGTTGCATCAGACACAACACATCCTTATGCAGTGAATGACAAAGCATATGCTGCCTTGCTTGATTTGGTCACTGATATCTGCAAAAGAAACGGTATCAAGAAACTTGTATGGTCAACGGACAAAAATCAGCGTGTGAATCACCTAAATGGTTGCAACATGACTGTTCACAGAGATTATGCAAACAAATCCTGCCCTGGCGATTACCTGTATAACAGGCATGGTGAAATTGCAGCAGAGGTCAACAGAAGGTTGAATGCAGAAGTTGCACCTGAAACACCAAAGGTCTTATACAGGGTTCAAACAGGTGCTTTCAGCGTGAAATCAAATGCTGATGCTTTGGCTGCAAAGCTTAAAGCAAAAGGGTTTGATACCTACATGGTGAAGGTTGGTTCTTTGTACAAAGTCCAGGTTGGTGCTTTCAGTGTCAAAGCAAATGCAGATGCCATGATGAAGAAATTGAAAGATGCAGGATTTGAAGCTTTTATCACAACCGAAAGCGGAACACCAGTCACCATTGAAGCACCAAAGACTGAAACAAAAGTCATCAAGGTTGGAAGCAAGGTCAAAATCAAACAGAATGCACCTGTCTATGGTAAAACAACAAAATTTCAGTCCTGGGTATATCCCTTGACCTGGATTGTGCATTCAATGAATGGTGACAGGGTTGTTGTCAATAAAGACACCACAGGTAAATATGCAATTATGTCACCTGTGAAGCTGTCAGATTTGACCCTTGTGGAATAAAAATCTTGTTACTAACCTGTTACTAACCACCAGGTTTTAACCCATTCTGACGGGTTCAAAAAGTTCAGCAAACCCTTGAAAATACTGCATTTTCACCACTTGAAAAATGAACAAATTCATGATATAATATCCACAGATAACCCCGAACTGCTTATTTTATGCGGTTCGGGGTTATTTTTGTTACTAACCTGTTATTAGTTCAATTCTGTTCATTCTTTTCCTTGTCTATCAATTCAATGGCTTCTTTCAGTTCCTGAATTGTTTTGTGGGTGTAAATTCGTTCACCCACTTCTTTTGATTTATGCCCCATCATCAAATCAATGCAAACCTTATTTGCACCTGCGGAATCAAGTCTTGACCTGAATGTATGCCTGCATTCATGGGGTGTGTGTTCCATTCCCAACTGCTTCATGATGTCATTCCAAAAGATGTAATACTGGCTATTAGAAAGCTTCTTTCCTTCATAGCTGAAAAGGTACTTGTTCCCCTGGTCTTTTCTTCTTTGAACAATTTGAACTATCTTGGAATGAATGGGAACAATGCGGTCTTTACCTGCTTTGGTTTTGATACCACCTTTGATTGTTCCTGCTTCCATGTCAACATTGTCACTTTCAATTGATAGCATTTCACTGATTCGGAATCCAGTATAAAGAAGGAATAAAACTGAATCAACCCATTCTTGGTCTTTGATTTCCCAAACCTTTTCAACTTCTTCATCAGTAAAAGGCTTCTTGTTTGTTTCGGGTATCGGGTCAGCACTAATCAATTGTGAATAAGACTTGTTGATGATATCAAGTTCAAGTGCAAATCTATCAAGGTGACCAAATAAATTCTTAATTGCCCACTGGGTTGAATATCCACATCCACAGTTGTCAATGCAGTCTTGCATGTGGAAAGACCTGATTTCCTTATACTTCATCCCTTCAATTTTCTTGCAATGCTTATAAGCTGATTTCAATGACCCCTGCAATGATTTACTTAATTTTGGCAGCTTCTTTTCTGACCACTTTTCAAATAATTCTTTCAAGGTAATCTTTGCAGCATCAATGTCATAGGGGTTGCGGTTGTATTCAGCAAGAATCATCAAACCTTCTTCCCTTGTTTCACAATATCCAATTGTCTTATAAATGGGATGACCTTTGTCATTCCATCCTACTGTTTTACGAATAACAAATGGCTTCCTGCGATTACCTGAAAGCTTGGCAACAGTTCCATAACCATTCGGATTCTTGATGATGTCCACCCCCTTCCATTTACTTGCACCTTACAGGTCAACTTTTTTAATTGAACCATCTGATGAACTTCTGAATTCATCAATGAACTTCTTTGCAGAAATGAATGAAGCTGTTGCATCAAAAGCGAAATAATCAACAGAACCATCTTTTTCATAAGTAAAAATAAGATAATGATGCACTTCCTTGATTTTCTTTTCCTTTACCCTTCCACCAATCAAAGCACCAACAGCACCAAAGAGCATTGCACCACCAACAGCACCTGCTGCACTGGAAACATATTGCTTTTGGATTTCCATATCACTTGTCATTGATATATCAGTGATTTTGCTTTTCATCAAATTGAACTGCGTACCTTTTGCATTGATTTCAATTCTGTCAGGATATGAATACAACTGACATAAAGTGTGTTCTGGAACAGGTAAACCTGCGGTGTGCGGTAGAGCAATAAACAATGATGCACCTTTTGATTTCAATTCCTTCATAACTTTCTTCTTGGCTTTGGATGATGAAATTACCATCACAACACAGAAAATGATGAATCCCACCAACAATGCCCCGACAAAGTATTTCATAGATTAAACCACCTTTCATTTAATATATCTTTGTATATATTTAACCCATTCATCTATTTTGGGTAAGAAATCTTGAATATTACCTTCAATAGAATAGTGTTTATATAAACCTTTTAATATTTGCATAGTGTGTATTCTACCTTGAAGCTTAATTTTACCAACTGGATATCCTGCATATTCAACAGCAACTGTTCCGTTTGACATTCTAATTAAAGTAATACAATTCTTCAATTTTGCATCTTTTAATTTTGAAAATAATGTTTCAAAAAATAAGCTTTCCAAGTCATTTATTTCATAAACTTTTGATGGTGAAGTTGAACTATATCGAATACTGTAACTAATCACAAATAATCACTTCCTTTCTTTTGATGTGTTACACATGTTACGGTGTTACACATCTTTTCTTATTACTTTTATTTTAGTGAATATATTAAAAATGTAGTTATAAAAAGCCTTAAATTTTAAGAAATATAAAGTAACCGTAACAACTGTAACAACCGTAACACATTACTTTTCAGTGTACTTTTCAATCATTGTAAAGTCAGTAAGTGTTTCCAGTGCTTTATCCTGCCCTGCTGCATTGAGTTGGTTAAAAAGTTCAAGTAACTGAACCACTTTCTTCCCATATGAGCATTGAATTTGTTCAAGAAGCTTTGTTTCTATTGATAATGTGTTATTAGAATTATATTTCAAATCCCATTCCTGTTGCTGCTTTTCACAGCCAATCAAATAAGCAGGTGTGGTATTTAATGCTTTTGCAAAATCTATTATTTTAGACTGTGGAATATCATTTATACCAAGTTCAATCTTATTGATTGTTGAACGTGATTTATAACCAACAAGTTCTGCAAGTTTTTCTTGGCTTAATCCCATTTCAATTCTTTTAGCCTTAATTCTTTGACCTATATTTACATAAACGTCATTATTATCCATCTGATGCTGTCCTCCTTTCAATTTTATTTACGTTATTATATCAGAAAGTAGATAGAAAATCAACTTTTGTATAAAAATTTTCAAAAAAAGTGTTGACAAAGAATCTACACATTGTTATACTATACATGTAGATTATAAATCTACATTAAACATCACCCAAACATTGAAAGGACTGGTGTATAAAATGACAAAGCAACAAGAAATTATGGTTGAAAAAATTAAAAGATATATTGAAAAGCATGATTTGTTTAATAATGACCCCAAGTATGAATTCAAAGAATTTACTGTTGAAGAAACTGATTATGGAATGGTGATTGTTTATTCTGTGACTGGTTTGAAAAATGATGAAGGAACTATGGCTGCGATATTTTGTAGAACTATAAGACACATTTTTATTGGTAAGCGTGGCGGTTTGAGAAGTCAAAGATGGGATGGTAAAAAGAAAAAGTCAATTCAACTTAATGGCTGGTCAGATGTCATGATTTATGGATACAGTCATTAAAATAAGGGGGGGTAAATGAAGTGGAAAACAAAAGCTTACATAAAATTATAGAAAAGCTTGAATCTTTATTTTCAGCTTTCAACAAACATTTCTTTAATGGCGAACTTGAAAAGCCTATTATCACCATTTCACCCGATACAACCAAGGGTGCTTATGGATGGTGTACTTCATGGAAAGCCTGGAAGCACAGTCCTGATGATAAAGAAGGATATTATGAAATTAATATGTGTGCTGAATATCTGAACAGACCTTTCTTGGATACATGTGCAACATTGATTCATGAAATGGTTCATTTATTGAACTTACAGAACAAAGTTCAGGACACTTCAAGAAGCGGAAAGTATCACAATAAGAAATTCAAAGAAGTTGCTGAACAGCATGGTCTTAAAGTGGACAAGTCAGAAAAATATGGTTGGGCAATTACTG